TGATCCTATACGTTCAATGCACCGCAATGTTCCTATATTGGACGGAAAACATCAACCAGTAATGTCAGAGAACGAGGCTAATATCCTTGGATTGGAACCTAGTGCTTATACATTAGATAGACAATATAATGAACGTGTTCAAAGATATTTACAACAAGCCGCAGTTAAACAGGGTAGTGATGGGGTTTACTTGTCCAAGATTAAACCGTATAAAATTCGCCAAAGTATAACAAGATATAGGCCTCAATATAACCCAATTTCGAATGATGATGAAGATTTTGCTAAAGAAATCGCAGAGGCGATATTTGAAAAATATAAATCAAGTTTTGAAAATGCTGAAATTATGCATCCTCAGATTGTTGCTAATTATATTAAAACAAATGAAAAAAAAGGTTGTAGTCCTGGATTACCATTTTTATCACAACTCAAAACTAGAGAAGCTTTATATAATGCTGGTTTCGATAAAGTATTAATTACAAAAACATTAGAATCATTAAATAAAGGTGAATATCCTTTACAATATTATCATGCATTTGTTAAAAGTCAGGTTGTTGATATTGAAAAAGTCATTTACAAAAATAAAAATTTAAGAACTGTAGTAGCGCAAGATTTATTTTCGTATTTTATGGATATGATTGTTCAATTAGAAAGGAATAAGCGACAAAATTGGCGTGATACTGGCGCTGGAATGGGTATGATATTAAATCAAAATATGGAATATTTATTTACCCAACTTTATAATTTTAAAAAAACACATCCTAATGCAATTCTTATTGAAGCTGACGCTACTGAATATGATTCACGTTGTTCACCATTCACTTTTAAAGTATTAGAATTGCTTAATCATTTATCATATAAGGATCATCCTAATGCTAAAGAAGCACAGTCAATATTTACAGCTCGTTACCAAGCACTACAACGTGCTTATATATTTGGTGTAACCGAACCTGTTTGTAATTCTATTGCAATAACAGTACACCCTTCGTTAATACCTTCAATTAAAAATAATCCTAATGTATTAGTTATCGCAGAAGATGATAATATTCAGTATAAAACTCACGAAATCAATAATAAGATATTAGTATCAACTTCAATTAATTCATTTTTTAAACGAACAAATAAAGATGTTTTTGATACAGAACCATCATTGCGTGATCGATTAGGTGAATTTGAATTTAGAAAAATGAGGTTCGATAACCAATATTTCCCTCATTTTAATCATTATGATCTTGAAGATAATAAAATTTCAGAATTTAATCGCCCAATAGTATGTAGTCAGAGTGGTGCTGGGAAAACAACAATAAAACAAAATCATCCAGACATTTATGAAGATTTGGATGATATAGAATTAATATCTGGTAGTGGAATAAGTGGAAAAAATGATCCTAAATTATCAGCTGCACGAAAATTAGCACGCGAAACTGGGAACTGGAATCCTGTTAATGAATTATGGCATGAATATATTGATCATAGAGATCCAACAAAAGTTCTTTTAGCACATGATCCACATCAAATGTCTGATACCCAAAAACTTAACAATTATATTGTTATTGCTCTAACACCTACAAAACAAGAAAAATCAAATAGTGCAATAGGTGTTTTTTCATTAAAACAACAAGTAGATAAATTTGTATCATATGAGGGTCATGATCTTCATGCCTTAATCCAAAATAAAGTTTTAAAGGAAGATCCACGTGGAACTAGTTTCGTAAAAAATGGTAAACAAATGAATTTAATTATTAATGAATTATCATCAAATAGTGAAAATATTATGAATATGCACTTCAAAAATCGCGGAGGAGCAACTGGTCAAAGTGCCACATCATGGGATAATTCATGGGGATTTAAATCAAATATTATTGCCGGTTGGTGTCGTTATCATAATTATAAGAAAACACCAAAGGATTTCTTTTCAGAAAATCTTCTTTTTAATACTGGTGATGATTCAGCTTGGGCCATTGAATTAAAAAAGGGCTATAAAAATTTAACTAATAATGAAAAAATTAAATTTCAAGAAGCACTTCAATACTATGGTGTTGATTTAGAATTAGATGAAGTTAGTGATATTACAAAATTAACATATTTATCAAAGAGGGTATTCACTTTAAATAATCCTGACTTAAATTGTTCTATGACTGTTAAACAGCAAGTCAAGAAACTTCTTGCATTACACAGTAATAATAAATTAGGAATTTTAAATCAAAAAACATTAGATTATCTTTCTCCAAGATTACCTCAATTATTTGTTTATCATGATACAGCAGCAACTTTACTACGAAGAACTTCATTGCGATGGTTTCAATCTTCTACTCGGAATTATAAGTATGTGCAAAGTTCGTTAGAAAGAAATACTGGTCATATTCAGTTAACCGCTTTTTTGCCTGATCTGTATTATCAATTTGCACAGGAATGGATAGAAGATTGTTGTCGTCTGGCCGAACTTCGTGGAATAAAAATAAAAAAATATCCAGAAATAACTCATGATGAACAGGGTTTACCTATGGTTACCATTCCTCAATTTGAAAATGGCACAAAAGGAATGATATATTTTAAATATATTCATTCGGTTCAATGTCCTAGATATTCTGATGTTTTACGCAATCATTTAACTCCTGAAGATGAAAACAGACCTCAAGATAAATATGATAAATGGATGTACAAAATAACACGATGTGTTACATTACCTGATGAATTATTGCGCCAGTCAATTGATATTTTATATGATTGGGCAGAATATTTACCAAGAGCATTGTATAAAATGCAACCATCAATGTTAGCATTGTACCCTGAACCTACTTTTAATACGCTTACTCAACCCGTTGAAAGGTTCACATTTATTATGAATGAAGACCGGATTAAAACATTTGCTGATTTTAATGGATTTATTCAACAGGGTCCTTATTCTCAATTATGTAATGCACCTGCTTTTTATGAATGGTTACAAAATCCAAAAAATATAGCCTGCGGTGATGATGGAACTTGTGCAAAAAAATGTGGAAATTCAAATGAAGTAACAGGAATAATAAGTAATTACTGTATTAAAAGATTTTCAAAAGCAGCTTATTCCAACATGATGTTCTTTATTGCATGTTTTTATGTAATGTTATACCCATTAGAAGCTTGGGTAATAAGACAATTTTTAATTGGATTAATGTGGAAGGTAATGATGTTCACTTTCATTCAATTAGTTAAATTATATGCAATTATTGGAATGTTATATTGGTTAGCAACCGGACGGAGTAGTCAATTCATTAGTGCAACAATGCCTAAGGATATGTATATTCAAATGAAACGTTTTTCATTATTTGCCGCAGAAACTTTTGTTCCTATGCAATTCTGTGAATTCCTTGCCGAAACTATATGGTTTAGCCCACATACATATCTTGAATTTGTACCTCCAATGGTTGAATTTATATCAAGAATAGTTATTAGATCACAAGAACTAAAAAATACAGATAATGATCCTCACACAACATTTATTAATCCTTGGGATATTGAAATTTATCATAGTAATGGAACTTTTAAAGCAGTAGAACAAAAACATAAAAATATAATTGTGGTGGCAGATACCGGAACGGGTAAAAGTGCACTTTTAATTTTTTCAATTTTACGTTATTATTTATCTTCAACAAGATCAATCAGTGCAACAAATATTATCGCAAAGGCCGATTTAGCATTTAATTTACCTAAAAAACAACCTCGAGTATTTATGATATTTCCTCGTATTATCCTTCGATCATCATGGGATAGTCCTGAATTAAAACAAGCTGGTAAAAGGAATTATGAAGTACAGGAAATGTACGGTGATCAAGAGGTTAATCCAAATAATAATATTTTTTTAACAACATATTTATATTTTTTAAATTATTTGGAAAATCATCCTGATTTTATAGAACCAGCTACGGATAACGAAATTGGTGACCTATTTTTCTTTGATGAATTTCATGAAATGGATGGTGCTTTGTTATGTATTTATGAATATATTAGAAATAGGGGATATAATAATAAAATATATTTCTTATCGGCAACTCCGGAATCAATTCCACAAATTGAAAATCCGGGTGTCTATAACGCCTTAGTTAAGCCAAGATTTACTAAAGATATTATAGTTCGTGATGTGGTATTAAATCCATCAATGGCAGCAACTGCGGCAGTAGCCAATTATCAATTTGCAATGGAAAGATGGCCAGAACATGCAAAAAACGCTGTTATTAGAATGAGTTTAATAAGTGAGGTGATAGAAGTAATGGATGCTTTATCAAATTTGAAAGTAATTGCTCATGAAATTAGTGCTCGTACAATTAATGATCCTATACCAAAAACGGGAGTATTAGTGACAACTCAAATAGCCACTACAGGTATCAATTTACCTGGTGCTCGATTACTTATTGAAAGTGGTTTTCACGTTCGTAATAATGAGGGTGCAGTAGAGAAATTTATTCCAACTACGGTATCATTAGACAAACAAATAGATGGTAGAGTTGGTCGATTTCAAAATAAGGATATTGTTATTAAACCTTCAGTTGCTGGGACAGGTAACCGTGTTATAAGTTATCCCACGGCGTCATTATTTAGATATGATATTGTTAGTAAATATACAAATGTACAAAAATTAATTCCATTAAAACCATTTAAAGGGTTAACAATTTGTGATGATTATAACTATCTTGGCCATACTTTAGACCTTGATTCTAATGAAAGTCATCAGTTCTTTTTATTTACTTTAATCTTTTTAAGCACTGGAACTATGAATGAAATCCAAAAAATATATCTAAATTTAATGATTGGCAATAGATTAGAAGAACATTTACATCATTTAGAAATATATCGACATAAATATTCTGTTACGTATACATTAACATACCAAAAAATCATGTCATTGTTATTAAATCAAGAATCAACTGTTATTGGATTAGCATTTACTAGTGATT